CACGGTTTTAAACGCAGCCGCCTGCCGCTCGGAAGCGCGCTGCATTCGGGTCTGGACTTTTTCAGAGTCCTCAGCCATCCCGGTTAGCTGGCCCTTTATGCGGGCAACCTGCTCACTAAACGTGGCGCTGTCGACGTCAAGGTTGATGACCAGATCGCTAATCTGCTGGGCCATAACGGATACCTCCTGTGATCCCCTCGGCGGCGGTCATCAGCGTCTCGTCATTCGGTTCATCATCACTGACGACGACACCCGAAGGAGAAAGCAGGCTGAAATGTGCGGGGGTAAGTTCCGGATCGCGGAAGAAAAGAGTTGAGATGGAATAAAGCAGCTCTGAGAAATGCGCATCGAGCTGCGCGTCCTGAAAATAATGCTCCCGGTAGAACTGGTGCCAGTCGCCCAGCTCACTGGAAGTCATTCCAGCCAGCATGGCGCGCCAGTCGGGTCGCCCGAACTCGCGCGCCAGATTCAGGACAAACTTCAGCTCGCTGGCAAGGGCTTTTCCACCGTAACGGGTTCAGCGCTTTCGGCCTCCGCTGAAGCATCTGGATTGGCAACGTTGTCATCCTCAACGGGAACGAGCATGCCGGAGAGCAGCTTTATTTGCATTTCTGCTTTACCGATCGCCTCCGGCGGCCAGCCGCTAAGGACCTGCTGATAAAGCGTTTCCACATCCGTGCCAGCCGGATCGTTATGCCACAAAGACATCGCGATCAAACGCGCACCGCAGCGAATATTTGAGCCAATCAGCCTGGCCGTCATTTCCTGATCGCTGATGCCATCGCTGTCAGCGCTGACGGCCTTTTCCTCTGCGGCCATAAACGTGATGTACTCAATACGCTGAAGCGCCGACAGCTCGAAGATGGTCAGGGATTCTGTTTGCCAGGTGAACTTCTCTTTTTTCAGAAACATGCGTCCTTCCTTACGCTGCAGTTACGGTGACTTTGCAGACCGCAACGAAATTACCGTCGCTGGTCATGACAATGATGTCAGCAGTACCGGCCGCTACCCCCGTCACGGTGATCGTAGTTCCGCTAACGGTAACGGTCGCTTTTGCCCCGTCAGAGGTTGCCACGCGGAACGAGGCATCAGAGGCACTGACAGGATTAACCGTCACATTGATCGTTGTGGTCATTCCGGCAGCCACGCTGGCCGTGGCTTTATCAAGAGTCACGCCAGTGACGGAAATATTCGGCGCACCGCTTTCTTCAGCCAGTTCCGGCTTGCCGGTATTAGTGATTTTCGCTGTGCGGGTAATGACCTCTTTTGCCGGAATGGCTTTACCCAGGCTGCTGCACCAGCCGCGGAAAACGTCGACGGTACCGTTTGGGTATTTGATTTTGTAATAGCGCACTGAGCCATCAATAAACCATGCGACCAGGTCTTTTTGCCCTTCTTCGCCCGGCTTCCAGGCGAGGGTGAACGAGGTATCGCCAGCAGATTTTGCCCCCTGGGCCGTCGCGTTCCAGTCAGCATCCTCGTCGTCGAGGTAAGTGTCGTCATACGATTCGGCGGTCATTTCGCCCGGCGTCAGCTCTTTAATTTTCGCCAGGCGGTTCCAGTCGATATCCGAGAGTGGGTTAGCGAAAGCGTTGCCCGTTCCAGTGTAAAGCCAGAGTGTGGTACCGGCACCTTTCACGGGGGCCAGCGGGTTTGGAGTAGGCATAAATACCTCTTAAATTGAATAGGTGATTAAGTACGTGAAATCGACTGACCCCCAGGTGGCCATTTCATCATCCCGCTGATAGTCATAACCCTGCGGGGTGAACGTCTCGACCAGTTCGGTCAGACCCGGGATGAAGGCCATTGCCGGATACACTTTCTCTTCCATCCAGGAATCAAGCGCGCTGTCGGGGCTGGTGGCTTTAAGAAATACCTCGATATGAACAACCGCCTGCCACGAATCTTCGTCAAGCGAATCGCCGGTATACTCCGCGTCTGAAAGGTAAACAGCCACGGCAGGGAGATCCTGCTCCTCAAGAAAAACAGGGCGCCCGTCAAACCAGGTGACCGTGTCGGTGATCTCGGCTTTCAGTTTTGCCAGAATGGCTGCACGAATTGCGCTGTGTCTGTTCATCGCTTCAGGTGGATCCTCAGTTGGTTTTTCAGGGCTGCGGAAAGTTCTTTGGGCATATCGCTTTCAATAAGGTGCTTTGAAATAGAGGTGAAGGCCACGGTGAGCGGTGTCTCAAGAGGAACTTTGACCACATCAATCGGATAACGGGCCTGACCTACGCGCCGCATGACCTGCCAGCGCCCGTTCGAAAGCTGTTGGATAAAAGCGTTACGAAAGGTATACGGCCCGATTTTAAGGACGCTGCCCACTCCGTTTCTGGCCCCTTTTTTACGCGAGAGCCGGACGCGCGCCGTGCCGAGCTTTATCGCAGGAAGATTACCGCGGTTGATTTTTATCGACGCGACCGGGCGATCGTGACGGGCCTTGCGCAGACGGGAACGCTGGCGGACCAGACGAACCGGAAGCCCCTTTTTCCGGTTATCATCAACTGTTGCTTCTTTCGCTACAGCTTTGCTCCCCTGGCTTATCGTTCTACTGGCCACCCGGTTAAGTGCTTTTGCGGTTGCCTCAGGAACAATTAACCGGCTGAGGCTGTTCAGGTTCTGAATAGCCCTTTCCAGTCCTTTCACAGACATAGCGCCTCCTCATTCGAGATGGATGCGGGTTTTTCCGTTGAACATGTCATAGCGGGTAACGGTCAGGTTCTTGCCGTCGTAGTCGACACTGTCGTTTCGGCGTGGCTGGTAAAGCTCAGAGAAAACCACCAGCGAAGTACCTGTTCCCGACAATGGACCCATTTCCTCGAGCTGCTCGGCGGGAACAACGTCATAGCAGCTGCCATTGATGATCGCTGTCTTTCCCATCTTTTTTATGGTGGCCGCGTCCATGCGCGCCGCCATCCGGTCAAAGGGGTTAGGCATTGATCTTAACTTCAACAACGGTGGTGTTTTCCCCTGCATTTTCCCAGGCGATGCCCGCGGCAACGGCGTCCGTTTCTTCGATCGTGATTTTGCCGTCCTTCAGATACACCTGCGCCCCGGCAGTAACCGCATCTGCGGAAACTTTTGGCAGGAGGAAAACACCCTCAGTAAAACCGTCCCCGGTATAGCCAGCCGGGATATCGGTAATTGCAACCGCGATAAGTTTTCCAACAACAATCGGGTCACCGCTTTGAACATCGGTTGCACCACTGTTTACCAGAGGGATCGTTTTCCCGTCCTGCGCATAGTTCTTAGCCATAACTTCTCCATTCAGCCCCTTGCGGGGCCGGTTTCAGGTATAAAAAAAGCCCTTACGGGCGTCTGTTTGTCAGGACTGTTTTTTTACTGACCAGAGGATTTGGTCATGCCGCGATAGTCCAGCGGCGCCACGCCAGCATCAATACGCACTTTCGTGGCGATACCATCAGTGGTGAAGCCTTCCTGCTGATCGATGTATGGCGTGTCGACGCCGTTGAGATAAGCGACCTCAATGGTGTCGGTGCCCTTCGCGGCAGCCAGATACCAGGCTTTCGCATCAGCTTCATCCAGGCGTGGTTCGGCAATGACTTCTGCAAAGTTCTGGATAGGGTTAACGATCCCGGCATTGATGTCTGCACCTTTAACACTGGCCGACTTGATGGTCTGATTTGCCAGAGTTTCCAGGGCGACGGGCACCAGCATGTAGGCCGGACGGATATTCAGGGTTCGTTCCCCCTCCTTCTGCAGACGCATCAGCTTGCGCGAATCGTCCAGGCTGACCACAGAAATTGCGCCCGCGCTCAGGTTCTTGTGATCTGCATGGAACAGCGCCTTTCCGTCTGAGAGTTTCGGGTTTTTGGTCAGAATGGCGTAAACCAGATCGCCAATCGTTGCTTTCGCCGCGCGCCCCATCTTCATCGGTACGTCGGTAAGCTGGTTCAGATCGTCGTTGATGATCGCTTGGCGGGTTACTGAGAAGATTTCACCATACGTGGCAAGCGCGATGGTTTCGCCTTTGTCACTGGTAGTGATGTACTTGTACTCAGCCCCTTCGCGAACTTTTCGCAGAGAAGGGAAACCACCCATACCGACACGATGCGCCGTTTTGAAGTCCGACAGCTGGCCTTTTTTGGTCCACTGCTCGAAGGTTTCCTGCGCCTCGTCCCAGCCCTGAATCAGCGCTTTGTTCGCAACATCAAGCAGAATGTTGCCAAAGTCAGAGGTGCTGTGGGTCAGCGCCAGGCCAACCATCTGCATCGGATTGTAGCTGGCCACGCCGATACCTTTTTCTGTCAGGGCCATACGCGCATACTCGCGCAGCGTCATACCGTTATAAACGTTATCCCGCTCCTGACCTTCGAACCCGGCACGCGCCATCAGTGCCTGGCGAATACCATCCGCGACGAAGTTACCGTTGCCCGCATGAATATGCGGCTGGGTGGTTTTATTGGACGGCGTGGCCGTTTTACCGAGTTCTGCCAGCAGCAAATCTTTCGCCTTATCGACGGAACAATCAGGGTCGGCCACACACTGATTCTGCAGTTCCATGTGCTTATTGCCGAACATGGCAAAGAGATCGCCGATAGCGTTAACACGGGCTTTCTGCTCAGCCAACACCTGCGCGCGGATCGCATTTTCATCCGGTGCCGGGTCTGTTTTTGCCTGCGGTGCCTGAGGCTGGGTCATAACCGGGTCACGCTGGGTAGTGTTGCGCGGCGGGGTGATCATGTTGCGAATGCTTTTTGGCATTTTTTCAAATTCCTCAATACGTTTTGAATGAATACAGGCCATAGCCTGAAGGGATGGTGTCACCTGGTCGGCAAAACCCAGTTCAAGGCACTCGCTGCCGTTCATCCAGGTTTCGTCCTCCAGCATTGCCGCAATTTCTTCGGTGGATTTTCCGGTTTTCTGTGCATAAGCCGGGATAAGAACGGATTCAACCTTGTCGAGAAGATCCGCATAGTCGCGCATATCGCTCGCGTCACCACCAGCAAACCCCCAGGGCTTATGGATCATCATCATCGTGTTTTCAGGCATGATGACCGGATTGCCTACCATCGCAATCACCGAGGCCATGGAGGCAGCCAGACCGTCGATATGTACGGTAATCGCAGCGCCGTGGTGCTTCAGCGCGTTATAAATAGCAATGCCGTCGAAGACATCACCACCGGGCGAGTTGATATAAAGGTTGATGTGGGTGACGTCCCCCAGTGCCCGGAGATCATTGACGAACTGTTTCGCCGTTACGCCCCAGTACCCGATTTCGTCATAAATAAAAATGTCGGCCTCGCTGTTATTGCTGGCCTGCATGCGGAACCACGAATTACTTTTTGCGCTGGCTTTCGGACGGTGGCGCGCCCGGTTCTTTGGCTTCGGCACTGGTGCCTCCTTTATCATTGGCGGGGTCGGTGTCAAACACCAGGCCCTGTTCACGGTTCTCGTCAACCTCCGCTTTACGGCGTGACTTAACATCATCCGGGTTGCGACCGCTGGCGCGGATCCAGTCGGATTCAGTGGCGGCACCGCCGCGGATCTGTGTTTTCCAGGCATTCGCTTCTTTGACGGGATCAATCCACGGCATAACGGGTCCCGAATAAACCGCGTTATATAGCGAGTCCATATCGATGCCTCTCGGCAGCTTAATTTCTCCGGCAGCAATAGCCATCTTCAGCCAGGCCCTGTACATGGGACGGGTCACTGAACCGATGAACCAGTCCTGAAGAATCAGATATCCGTCGGTTGACTCGACAAGCTCCTGCCGCTGGGCGCTATACGTTCCGTTGTAGTTTCTGGATGTGCTGGAAAAGCTGAGGCGACTGCCGGCGGACACGGCACGCAGCTGTCCGTTACGAAAAGATTCGAGGTTAGGGTTCGGGCGATCGGATTTAATCATCCCGATTTCTTCCCCGGCCTGCAGTTCGTCATAAAGCATACCGGGCTGAATCATCAGCTCGCGGTCATCGCTGCTTGAATCAGAATCGAAGCTCTGTCCGTCGCCTTTTTTGATATACATGCCGAGTGCCGCAGCAATTCTGGCAGCAGTAAGCTCCGAGTCCTCGTACTCTTTCAGCGCGCTCAGACGCATCAGAACACCAGACAAAAGAGACGTTCCGCGGGTCTGGTGCAGGCGTCGGGTGAATTTGAGATGCAGCATGTTCTCTGCATCTATCTCTTTGGTATCAAACTGACGCCCGGATACTGGCAGGCTTTTATAGACCTGGTATTTTTTCGGGCGCCCCCAGTTATCGACAAAAACGCCCTGATTGAGATGGGTGGCAGCATCGCTGTTCATCGGCACAAAGTCCGGCTCCAGCGCTTCCAGCCAGAACGGCACGCCAGCAACCGGCTGAAGACCATTTCCGGTACCGCGAACCAGCTGAGCAAATACCTCACCGTCCCGGAGCCACGTTCGCAGCATCAGCCGCTCCAGCATGGGGCGGGTAAACTGGGTTGTGACATCTGGTCTTACGGACCATTCGCCCCACTTTCGGCGGATATCAGTGGCCAGCTTTTTAGCGATCTTCCCGTTATTCAGCATCGGATGCGGTTCAACTATGATGCCCTTCGCACCCACAACCCTTTCTTCCAGCTTGTCGAAAACGCCGATCACCAGATCGTGGTTGTTATCCAGCCAGCGCGCCTGCTGCCTCAGCGAAACCGCCCCCATCTGGCTGAGCTGATCGGCTGAACGATTTTCCTTCTGGGCTTTGTGGGTACGCGTTTGCTTTACCGCCTCATACGCTTTAATAACCGCGCGGGCACGCAGGCGTGAGGCTTTCCAGCCTGGTGAAAACAGGCCAATCGCATCATCTAAAAAACTCATCCAAACCTCGCCAGCCTGTAGCCGGGTCGCCCGCGGCGTTTGTTATTGAGCGTTGCCAGTCTTCGCTCCCATTCCTGACGGCCTTTTCTGATTTCCGACAGGTTTTCGAGCGTCATCTGCTGCCCGTTGAAGGTGATTGATTTCCCCTCCAGAACAGACAGCTCGGCTGCAGCGTAGCGGTCGATCATGTTTTGAATATCTGCTGGATTCACACCCAACCTCCTGACGAAGACCACGGATTAGCCTGCTCGGTTACGGGCTTCTCACGTTTTGGTTTAGATTTCGGCGCAGGCGGCGGGGATGGCATTTCGCCAGCTTCCGTCTGCGTGTCCTCGATCCACGTTTCCCGCCGTGCCCACTCAGGAGCTGACGGCCATTTGATTTTTTCGTAACCACTAAGGATGGCGAGCGCGTCGGCATAAACGAGCAGGTCAAATGCTTCGTTTGCGCCCCGGCCAGGCTTACTCCATTTCCCTTCATTCGAGCGTTCCTCATACGTCAGTTCGTCATAGAACCAGCTGCCCAGCCAGGCGGGGAAATGCACATAGCCAGGGCCGGGTGAATCACGCCACAGCGCATTATTCACCCGGTCTTTAAGGGCATCGGTCTGGAGAAGATAAAGAGGCACATCCCCCGTCGCCTGTGCGCGGCGCGTTGATCTGCCCGTGTTGTCGGGAAACGTTCGCTGGATAAGTTTGCTGCGCCTGACGCTGTCCCCCTTGAAGAGATAGATACGCTTACCCAGCCCCTCACGGCGACATCTGCGCCAGAACTTGTAGGCATTATCCGTCACGCCATCTTCGCCCCCTGAGTCCACGGCCATCGACATCAGCCGCATGCCCTTTGACGGGTCAGTTGCGAGTGACCACGTTTTATCAAAGACGTCAGTGAGTAAAAGATCCCAGTCCTCCGGATAGCTCGCCGGGTCCACCTGAATGCTTTCCCCGTTGCCGTCGCAGCGCAGCGAATGGCGGATGTTGTAACGGTCAACTATCCAGCGCTCACCCATACTTCCATAACCCGTAATCTGCACAACAAAGCGCCGGTTGCGCCCGGCCTGCACGTCCACGGTCGCAGTGAGAAACTGCACGCCGTCCGGCACCGAACGTTTTGGGACGTCTTCGGCACGCTGCTCAAGCAATTCACTTTTACGCTGCTCCATGCTGGCTCGCGGCAAATAGGGCCTGCCGAAATCGGTGTTGATCACCGTCTTCAGGGTTTCTTCGCTGCGCGTGGATTCATATTCCTGCTCGGCAGTCAGAAACTTATAAATAAGCTGCGCCCAGGTCTGGTAAGCAGCTGCCGGACCTTCCATCCAGAAGGAGGCAATACGGGAACGACGGCCATTACCGCTAACCTGGCCTTTACTGTCGATGGTTTGCCCGTCCCGGAGCCAGACACATTTCATGTTCAGCGCACGCTTCATTTCCGGTGTGATCCTGCCTTTACAGGCGGGGCACTGAAGAAACGCCGCTTCGCTGGCAAGCACAGGATCGCTGCTGTCGCGGTATCCGGTCATATTGTCCATTTCCGGCTGGAAATATTCGCCGCAATGCGGGCATGGCCAGTAAAGACGACGGCGGTCACCACGGTTATAGAGCGATAAAATTCCGGTGGTCGGAGGGGCTTCATGGGGCGTGGAGCGCCGCCATTTTGTGTCTCTGATATCCCTCCCGGGCGAGCTCTCAACCAGCGTCATCCCGGAGGACATGAATGTCGTGGTACGCTTCGATGCCAGTGAAAAAGCATCCCCCTCCCCGTCGATATCTTCCGGAAAGCGGTCATAATCCGTCAGCGCCACACTCTTATAGTCCGAGGACGACATGATATTGACGGATGGCCAGCCCAGCTTCAGATAGTTACCGGCGCGAAATGTTCGGTCGTAGACGTTGTTATCGTTACGTCTTGGGCTTAGCCGGGTTTTAACTTCAGGGCTACAGCGAAAAGTACGGTCCAGGCGTTTTTTGGAATGCTCGCGCGCTTTTTCCTCAGAAACCTGAATCACAAGCATATCTGCCGGATCGCAGACAATGTTATAAACAATCCAGCCGTCAATCAGCCCGATGGTTTTACCCGTTCGCGCCGGGCCCACAAACACCACCGCATCGTATTCACGCGATGCCAGGCAGTTCATCGGCTCAATCACATAGGGTGCCAGATCCGGATCCCATGGAACTGAGTTTCCTGCCCCCATTGGCACGCGCATATAAGTACTGACCGCATCGGCCACCGGCATACGACGCGGAGCTCGTAAAATACCGGAGACATCGCGGCGGATGTCCCTGGCGTATGCCCGCTTTGCCATCAGCCCTCCTCAGGCTCTTCCTCCTCTTTTTCAGCGTCCTGCACCCTCTCCGCCATCTGGTCGCGCAGATCATCGATAACGCTTTGCACACGAACTACCGCAGTAGGCGTTAAAGCACAGTCGCGCTCGAGCACATCCGGGAGGGTTTCAAGTACCATGACGACGGCTTTCGCCATCAATGAGAATTCTCGCGCCACTTCATCTGCAGGTATTAACTGCCCCGTATCCTGTTCGAACTTCAGCCTCTCGTTCTCTGCTTTCCAGTGGGACAGCCTGTCAGAGGGGGACATATCATCGATATTGGCCGAAACGGTAGGGATCATCAGTTCTGTCAGAATGTCAGTCACCAGATAAAGCTTTAATTTGCTGTTGCTGCCAGGCGCGGGTTCGACATTTTTCAGTCTCGCGGCAACCGTCTGACGGTGTACGCCGGTTATCCCTGCCAGCTGGTTGATATTGAGTTTTAAAGTGGCAATTTCCTGGTCCATGATGGTGAACACTTTTTGAACGATTCGACATCTTGCGAAAATGGCCTCTAATTAAATCAGAGACCTGCGCACATGATGATGATGACCCTGGATCCGAAAAACTAGCCGTTTCCCGCGAGCACGCCGCCCCGTGGCAGGCCGCCCCGCCAGGAGGACCCGCCAAAATGGTAATAGTTATCATTTTCATGATGAGCAGCGATCATAAAACAGCCCCGCTATTGCGAGGCTATGGGGTTGTTATTCGACTCTCTTACCGAGTCGTAAACACGTTCACACGTCATCCCGGCGGTGTAGCGTTCGTCAGCGATTCCAGCATATCGCTTAGCTTCTGCTGCAATATCTCCGAGCATGTCGGCGAGCACTGCGGCGTCGGCTCCGGCTGTTTTGCTTCTGACGGCAGTGGCAAGATCTGAGGTGTGCTTTGCGGCGTCCAAGCGGGTGGCAAGCTTTGTTGCTTCGGTGCGCAGCTGGCTAACAGTGGCAGACAGACCAGCAGCAGTGGCAGCAGATTTAGCGGCTTGTGCTTGTGCATCTTTTACAGCCTCATCACGGGCAATAATGCGCCCTTGTTCAATCATGCGGGCTGCGGTCTGCGCGTTCGCTGTTTGCGATGATTCCACGCTTTCACGCTCTGCCCACTTCTTTTCCCAACCGCGGCTGCTCCATACACTACCCGCGATGAATGCGGCGG